TCTCCTCTGTTGGGGTTTTCTAGTTGCATCATTAATGCATATCGAGCTGCATCAATACAGTCAGGATGCTCTCCTGTTGCCTTTTGTAAGTCATTACCTTCTTTGTCTTTTGCCCATATATAACCCTGAAGCTCTTTGATTAGATTCTTACTTCTTCTAGTTACATATATTTCATTCTGATTTATAAGGTTTATTCCATAGATAATAGAATCTCTTCCTTTTGTTACAGGATAAATTGAATGCCCATAGTTCTTGAGTTCAGCAATTGATTTAGGTTCTGCTGAGTCTGCGTATATGTTTTCTTTTACATTTTGATTAGTTAGAAATAAGCTAATGTCTCTATTATGCATCCCCTTTCTACAAAGCATCTGGTCAAATATGTACGCATTATTCCATTTATACAATCTGATATATGTTGAGCTGTCTACAGAATAGCCAAAGTCCATTCCTCCACAAAGTAGTCTTGCTTCATTTGGAATAGTATCAATTTGTTTCCAGTCTGGAATACATACTCCTTCTAAACTACCTATCTCACCTAATCCATATACTTTCCACCAATTAGACCAATATGTAGAAGTCTTTGCTTTTACTTTAGCTTTCTCAATTTCTTTGACTATTGATTCCGGTAAGCTGTCATTATCTTTATAAGTTAGAGTAACAAAGTCAGTATCTTCTTGACCTATTAGTTCTTTATCCACCCAGAACAGATTAGCAGGATTGTAATCAAGCCAGATGTCTCCACTTGTTCTAACTGCTAATTGTTGATAGGCATCAAAAGGTACATTATTGCATTCATTAATATAAAGATCAGTTCTTCTTGCTCCTCTTAGTTTGTCAGGTTGATCAGTAGAAAAGAACTCTATATAAGAGCCATTACTAAATTCGTATTTTAAAGTACTTTTATTATACTTTTTTTCATCATACCTGTTCAGTGCCTTAAGTATATTAAGAAAGTCTTTTAAAGCTCCTCTACGCAAGTGAGGGATAGATTCAGATACCACACTAATTTCTTTGCCTTTATTTCTAATAGCATAGTCTATTAAGATTAATAGTATTGCAATCGTTTTTCCTGCTGACGATCCACCCCTAATTATCTTAGTTCTACTGTTTAGACTTCTAAGTTTATTTAAAGCTAAAGTTTTAGTGACCTGCATCTAATCAATAAACAAAGGTTGATCTTCATTTATTCTAATGTCTTTAGTCTCTTTAGGTTTACCTGCATAGTAGTTGTAATACAATTGTACAAATCTAAAGTCCTGATCTCTTAGACCTTGTTCTAAAGCTTGAAATGCTATAGGCTCTAATGGACTTAATCGTTCTATTAATTCTATCTCTTCTATCTTTGGTTTTCTGCCTGAGTTCTCTCTTTTACCTCCTCTATTTTCTGTTTTCATATTTATATTAGTTTTGAAAAACTTTGATTAATCAAAAATTTATATTGCTATTCTTAATTATATTATTATTCTATTCTTATATTATTATTTGGCAATGGCACTTCTATATTAAACCACTCCCTTAAAAACTCCACACATTTTAAATGATACTCCTCTTGTTCTAAAGTAGTATTATCAGTTGTTGATTTAGGAATCTGTATTATCTCTGCTGTTTGTTCATTCACTCTTTCTTCAAATAGAAATCTACTTTTAAAGAACTCATGAGCTTTCTCTTTACTCCATACTTCACCCCATTCACTATATATAGCATTTACTGTCAATGGAATTATAACTCCAAAGTAGTAAGCATTTTGAGGAGAGGATCTGTATTTCTTTTTTTCTTTGATCACTATCTCCACTTCTTTACCTTCAAAATGTTTAACTGCATTAGCTATCATGCCTTTGTTTCTCACTAGCTTTCCACTGGAGACTGTTGACATGACAGCTATGCTTTTCATTTCTTAATTATCGTTTCTAAATATTACTAACTTGTTATGTTTGTCATATACAGAAAACCCTCTTTCTTCTAAAATATTTATTGCAGCTTTGACTTCTTTTTGCTGAGTTCTAAAGTGTTCAAATATTTCATTACTAATTGGTTCAGACATAATTATTAAATTTGATTTCTATTTAATTTTAAATTATAAATTGTTATTTCTACTTCTTGTATTTCTTTTAATAAGCCAATCATTTCATTATGTGTTATATGTATTCTATTATCTAATTTTCTTATATTTTCATTAGAACTATAGGCTTTATAATAACAACTGTTAATAATTATAAACTGGCATAGTTTTTTTTTATAATCTTCAAAGTATTCAATATCATCATCAAAATTCTTGACTAATCTGTCATATTCACAAACCTGCATTAACTACCTATTTTTTATATTCTAGGTATAATCTTTTCATTATGTTAACCATTTCTCTTACACATGATCCACAAGAGCTAACTTCTCTTCTAGAAGCTAACACCCTATTATGTATAGAAACCATTTTAACCTGCTCCTCATATGTTAATGATGGTCTTCTACTTTTATAGAATATATCTAACCAGTCAAACTCGTCATCTGTTAGACAGTCTGTATTTCTATAAGGAAACATTTTATTTAGTAAAGACTTTCTTTCATCACATCCACAATCAATGCCAGTAACTTCAGAAACTTTTTCTACTACTTTTTTTATTCCTGTTTTCTTAGTGAACTTTTCAATAGTGTCTCCAAGTCCTTTTGATTTTGGAGCTGCCTTTTTTCTAGGTGATTTTCTTTTTGCTTTTGATTTAACCTGTTTTTCCATAATAATATTCTTTAGCTATTTCTTTTTTAATTGTGAGTTTACACCTTTTAAGTGTTTTAAATACAGACTTACTACTTATAGTAGTTGCTGTTGAAATCTTTCTTATACTGGGTATATGATAGACGTATAGGTTCAACATCTTTTTGTCGTACCAGTACATGTTGCTTATAGTCTTTTCTATTTTATTAAAGACTACTTCCATTTGATTCTTTGTATCGTTTTCTTCAGGATGGTCTATGTTACTATTAAGGCTAATAGTTTTTATTTTCTTTTTCTTGTAGTCATTAATTATTAAGCTTTTTAATGTTCTAAAGAAATACTTTTTATTTATTTTGCCATCTGCTTTATAGTATTTAATAGGATCAAATAAGGAATGTCCAAGAATCTTTATATAAGCATCTTGGACAAAATCTTCAGGGTTTCTTTTTTGTGAAATTGATATTGCATTTTTGTTAACAAACCTTACCCACTCTACATGGTATCTTGCTATATCTGTTATCACTTGATTCTTTGTCATTTTACTAAAACTAATTTCGCATTAGGTTCTAGTTCATCAAGTAGTGCTTCGGTCAGTTTCCATTTAAGTCTCCAGACATCAGTCTCAAAGCCTTTAACTTCAACAAGCTCTATAGAGCCATCAGGATAAATCACTTTAAAATCTATAAAGTAATTACAAATCTTCTTTTCATTTACATACAGTCTTAATGGATGCTGAGGTATGTACTCAGCAATTTCACCTGCTTTAAGTCTCCATTCTAATTCAGCAGCATAAGCAGCCTCTTTTTTACTATGGTAGGTTCGACCATTGAATTTCTGCTTAATAGCTTTGTACTTGTTTCTATTTTGATATTTCTTAGTGTACATACTAAGTGATACATAATACAAAATAAATTAATACAAAACAATACTTTTATATACTTTTTATTCTTCTATCTCAATATCATTATACATCAAATCCCATGCTGCATTCATAATCTCAGCTTTTTCTTTAAAAGATTTAACCTTTTTAGTAAAAGGAAGCATTCCAATTTCTTTAGTAAAATAGTTTTTTATATACTCACCGAACTGTCTCATTGGTGGCAACGATACTAACCAAATAATTTTTTTCATAATATTATTTTTTATCTATTTGTTTTAATTTTCTTATTGCCCATTCTATTCCTGAAGCTCCACCCCATGCATCCCACATAATACCTCCACATCCTTCTGAATAAGGAACATCTTTATTCTGTTGATGTCTTTTAAATGAAGCCATTCTTGCAATAGTATCTCTACTAATGTTTTTCTTATCTGCTAATTGTCTAGCTCTAGTCCAACCTACTTGAGTTCCACAACTTGAACCATTTTCTTCTTTATACTTTATTGCTTTCTTAGCATTATTAGAAGCAGACTGGGGATAGTCGTTGTAAGATTCTAAGTTTACTTTCTCATAGTTGTCTCTGTATTGAGTAGAACATACAGCAGTTCTTTGATAGGAATCTGGAAATTCCTCTACTGTTTTAGAATTACTCATGCATCTCTGCATGAAGTCTTTTCTATTTTCTGATGGTTTTGGTTTTGGTAATGGCATAATTATATGTTTTTAGATTTAAATATTTCTTCTTCATGACTTCTTAGTGAAGCATCTTTAGCCAGGTCAAACCTTTCTTCTAAATATTCTCTAAAAAAGGTTAGTACTTTGTCAATAGAAAGTCTTTCATAGAACTCTCCATACTGACCAGAAACTATTCTTTTAAACAGTAGAGTGAGATCAGATACTTTAAGCATATAGAACTCCTCTACTACCATGTTAGAACAAAGATTAATTTGCTCCTCACTCATTGGTTTGTTTAGATTTAAAATGTTGTTTAGATACAATAGCCAGAAAGTGATTAAGCCTTCAGTAAATTGTCTCCCTTGTTGTCTTTGAAAAGAAGCAATACTAGGAGCTTTACTATTTAAAGCTTGCTCTACAGTTTTTATTTTACCTGCATGAAGCATGCAATTCTTAGGACTGTATTTTTCTAGCAAGTTCTTCTTGGAACTCTGTTGAATAGCTGAGTCCATTTTTATTACTTTGTTTTCCATTTGTTATTATTTTTTGAGGGTAAATTCCTTTCCATCCATTAGCCATTGCCGATTCTATTGATTCAACTGCATGAGCTTCATTATCTGATTCATTTGAAAGTTTTTTAAGAGCAGCCTGTTCACTTTGTAAAGTCCTGTAATTAAACTTAAATTCATTAGACTTATAAATTTTCCAGTTGCTCCATGTATTAATAAATTCTTTTGAAGCGTAAGGATATACTACTACTTCTTTTTCTTCTTCTACTTCTATCTTCTTCTTCATCTTCATAGAAGGGGTTTTTTTGGGTTTTGTTTGGGTTTTTACCTTAGAAGGTCTACCTCCCTTATATCCATTAATAGTCTGTTTTTTTATAAAAGCAATTCTTTCAATTATAGTATCATTTAATCTTTCATTAAAGAAGTAATCACCATTATCTATAAACTTATTTTTTACCATTTCAGGCAGGTTTTCCCAGTCATAACCCAGAAATAACCTAAGCCTTTTTTTGGGTATTCCATTTTCGCTATATAAGCTCCATTGTTTACATAATAGAGTAATATATATGCCTCTTTCCTCCATAGTTAAATCCATAACTCCTGTTAAAAAATCTTGGGCATACAATTGAAATGCAGGTGATTTAGCTGACATAATGTATTTTATGTTTAAATTGATTATTAGAAGTGTACATCTCTGTAGCTTTTACAAACAAATATTCCTGCTGTTGTTTACTAAGCTTCTCAAATACAACATCAATTCTTTGTTTATATGTTGACGTTTCTTTATTTAAAATATTTGAACATTTTTTTATGCAGTAATCAGCAACTATTTTAAATTCATTATCTACTTCATATAGATCATGAAACCTTTGTATTGCTATAGTAATTGAAGAATGTGATCTGTTTATATAACTTGCTATAGTTCGCCTGTTTAATTGAGTTGATTTATCAGCTATATAAGAATATATTTTTACAGCATCTGGATTAGGTCTAAGCCTTGTTTTCTTTTGTAGATTAATTCCATCAAAAGCAGATTCAACTACAGCTATAATTTCAATTAAATCATCCATTATAGCAGCTCTTTCTTTTCTTCTAATCTTGCAATCTCTTTGTCAATAGATTTTAATCTTTCATCTATAAGATCATATTTAAAATAGTTTTCTATTAAAAGATCATGCTCAGCTATAAGAGTTATTAATTTTCTTTCTATCATTATTATTGTATAAGCTTTAGAGACTAAACAATAGGTAGTATTTACTTTTCCAGTCTTAGGGTTTCTAGCTGAGCCTTTAGCTCTAATTAAACAATCGTTTGAAAGTTCATTTAGTCTAGACCTTGAAGAAATTAAACTTACTTTATTGTTACTTAGATCAGTTATATCCTGAGCTGTTAAGCCATCAGGATTGTTTCTTAAAGATTGCCATACAAATTTTCTATGATCTTTAATAATTGGTTGGTGTGATCTAAATGATGTGTTTCTGTTTATTATTGTTTCCATAATTAAAAGGGTAAATCGTTAGGTTCTTCGTTATTTGTTTCATCTTCTGAAATCATATTATCTTCATTCATTCCGTTTTTCATTTTCCACTCTGAAGATGTTTTGATCTTGTCTTGTAGCCATGTTGGGATAGTGTCGTTTTCATCTGTAATTAAATTAGATTTAAAATTGTCTTGATAATCCCAAATGAAGCTGTGATTAAATTGAGCAGGACATACAAGACCAGTTGGTATTGTAGAGATGCCGCCTATATTAGCATAGGTTCTATCACCTACAGTGTTATGTACTATTGAAAGTAAACACTCAGCACCTAGCAATTTGCTCAAGTCAAAGAACTTACAATCATCTTCAGTTAAAGTCTTTCCTCTCCAGTTGTTTAAAAAAGGAAGTAGTTTAGATTTCTCATGTAAAGATTTAGTGAACTCTCTATGTATTACATAAGGCTGTTCACCCTTGTCAGGATTAAATACTTTAGTTAATGTTGGCAGTTCAAATGTTAATCTTATAACAGTTCTGCTTTTCATCTCTCCTTGCCATTCGCTAGGAATACTTCCAATGTCGATCATTGAAATACATCTTGCAGGATAACTTCCTGAAGGAATAATGTCTCTTTTTACAGAGGGTGAATTTGATAGTATCATATTTATTTATTTAGTGTTTAGGTTTATAAAATTTTATTATGTAATTAAGTCCGTAGGTGATGTGTTCGTATGTAACCAGATCACCTTCTTTATATGAGATAGCATTGATGTTATTGAAATACAAACCCCATGTATCATTATCAAAGAAGATTTCAAAAAAGAAGTTTCCATGTTTGGTCTTTCCTCTTTCTACTATACTGGTAATAGTATTTGTATAGATTACTTTTAGATTAGGTCTAGTTTTAATTGCAGTCATGAAATTGTGCTTTAAGGATTCTTTTTTGTTTACCATGACAAGTAGCTTTTATCTTGCCAGCTTTAATTCTATTTATTACTGTATCTCTATTTAGATTTAAGTAGTTAGCAGTTTCATCTATAGTCATCTGCTTATCTAAAGAATTAGCTTTTATTATTTGTTCATATACTGTCATAATTACCATGGTAAGTCATCGTTAAGTTGTTTATCATTTTTTTCATCCATAATTTGCAGATCAAGAGAATTGTAATTAATTTCTCTATGATGCATTTTACCAAAAGGTGCTTCAGCTAAATAAGTAACTGATTGATTATGTATGTCTTTTGTTTTAGCTATAGTATCACCTATTAACTCAGCTGCATCTTTGTCATTATCAGCATATACATCAAACTGAATTTGAACTCTGTATCTTTTTTTTTCTGTTGTAGTTTCTGGAAATATAAATCCAAATTCATTATATAGTCTAGTGTCTAAATTATCTGCCATTATACTTGGGGTGTTAGGTTAAACAATTCTATTCGTCTCTGGAGTATTCGCAAAACCTCTGTTTGATTATTTTTAGGAACTTGCTTATACTTTCCAGAAAACCAATTATTTCTAATTGATCGAGCTTCTTTTTTGTAGTGTTCAGCTAATACTTTAATTAACTGTTTTTGTTGGTCGCTATCTAAAAGACTAAATAACTTTTGAATGTTTTGATTCATTACTTTTTTTTAAGGTTTT